CCAGTGTAGTAACGGTAGCATTACCTATGTGTTAGGTGGCGGCGGATCTGGACAAACAAGTATGTTAATTGACATATACTCAACTACCACCTCAGTTGGCGGAGTTTGGATCTACGCACATGGCGGCGCATAACGATAAGTATACTATATGAAAGTTAAAGAAATACTCACCGAAGGCCTAGACAAGAAAGATACCTATTCGATCCTGCATGACTTCTTGCGTTTTGCCGCAAAGGATCTAGAGCTAAAGACCTTGCCCAAGTTTGAATTTAAGTTTGATTCCAAGACCAGTGTAGAACACAGTAGTTTTGGCGGATACATGCCTGGCGAACAGCATATCAATATCACAGTCAAGAACAGACATATCATGGATGTATGTCGCACACTGGCACATGAGCTAGTACACTACAAGCAGGATCTTAACAATGAACTGGAAGATGAGAATGCTGGCGCTACTGGATCGCCGCAGGAAAATGAAGCCAATGCCCGTGCCGCAGTAATCATGCGCAACTGGGGACGAAAGCATCCTGAACTATTCAATAAAGAATCAGTAGAATAAAAAAGCCCACTGTTACGTGGGCTTTTTGTTTTTATAGTATCAACCTACTTAAGGGGCTATGCCCATATAATAATTATTTTTTTGGTAGTCCTGAATTGACGAATGTGTACATCTTTTCAGCGGCTTCGAGTACTTTATCTAGTCCTGGAAACTCAGGCATAGAAACTGTGCTAACAATTTGACCTGTCTTTTCGTCACGTTGTGCGCTCATTTCCCAACCAGCAAACTTAGTAGAATACTCTGTTTGAACTAGGTCTTTAGCCATTGCTAGGATATCGGTACGGATCTCGTAACCATTCTTATTGAACTTAACTTCTGGTAGCTTAGGTGTTGATTCTGACATATTAAGCTCCTTTCTTAAAAGTTGAGTAAACTACATCGCTAGCGTTCTTTACGAATGCTTCTGCAATAGACAAAGTTGTCTTAACCTGTCCCTTGGCAAATTCGGTCTGTACATCTACTAGTTTAATAAGTTCTGATTGGAACTTCTTGTCAGTTACGAAAGTATTGACTGCTTGCTTCTTAGCGTTCTGAACGCTGTCGATTAAAAAGTCTGCTGTAAACATATTATTCTCCTTGTGTGTGTGTATGTTTGTGTCACAATGTCCTGCAACATTGTACTATTATATATCTCTTGACCTAAAAATTCAAGACTTTTGTGGAATTTTTGTAGGGTTATTTACCCATTCAACATCCTCATCAGTCATAGGTTGCCAACTGCACGACTGATTGATAAAAACTAGTTCTTCTTCTGTGTATGGCCACATATCTGTGTCTCCTCTGTGTGTAATGTATTAATGGATGGCTCGAACACCATGTTCTTCCATCATCAATGCTTTAGCGCCTTCATAATCTCCCTGTCTAGCAAGGTAGGAAGCCGCACGGGCTTTTCCAATGGTTAGGAAAGCTGAATATAATGCTGTGAATACTGCTCGCATTAGAATCCCCTCCCCCAGATGTAAGTCTGGCGTGATCTAGACTGATCATATTCGCGCTCTAGTGCTTCTACATGGGCGTTATTCTGTGGGTTACGTGAGATTATGAACTGCTCTAGCTCTGATCCGTAACTACGTGATTCAAACCAACTCGTGATGGTTTCTATGATTTTCTTCAACATTTTGTGTCTCCTGTGTGTTGTGTGTGTACAAACTCATGGTTTCTACTGAGTATTTAGCTCTACAATATGGCATTGCACAATAAAAAGCAACTCTTGATTTAACCAATCGTATATGTTACAATCAAATAAATATAAAAAAGAGATATTACCAACATGCGCAAAAGCACACGTAGCATACTCCAAGAACTCAGCGACCTAGGTGTCCGTCGTGACACAGATCTAGTAATAGAAAGCCGCGGCAGCAATGTCATTGACAGTGCTATCAATCTGCTAACACTGATACGTGAAAACTATGATGCTGAAACTGCTGCCGAACTAGAGCGACGTTTTATTAATAGCATACGTTCTGGAGATAATACCAAATTCAAGCGCGGTATCAAGCGCATACAAGAGAACAAGCAATGAGCAAGAATGCACTTAAGAAGATAGGCATAGGAACTTTCGATGATTTCACACCTACCAAGGGTGTTATCGTAGACTTGCCTAAGGCAGAATATGCTCGTGTAAAAGCTGAAATAGTTCCTTATATTACCTCACTAGGTGACAGTGGATTCTGGCTAGCAGGCGGCGGCGGATCGTTTGACCCAGAGCATCCAGATGCCAAGGAAGGGCATGCTACTACCAAGATAGTTAGCGGTGACTTAGATGTGTTCATGGACGCTGATCTTATACGCAAGAAGCTGGGTCTAGATCCTAAGACTACTGAAAAAGATGTTAAACTAGCAGTGGGCGATCGTGTGCAGAAACAGCATCCTATGACTATTGGTGCAGATGCAGTACACCTAGCATGGCCTGCTCCGGGCGAAACTAAAGGCATGCCCAACTACTATCAGATAGACCTGATGATCAAGGATCATGCACATCGTGTGGGCATGCATCATACACACAGCTATCGACACAAGAACAGCCCGTACAAGGGTGTGGATCAACAGTTGGCCATGGCCAGCTTGGTCAACAGTATTCCTAGCCATCCTGAAAAGACATTCCAATATCATGGACTAGGCGGCAAGATACAGGATCGTGCCAGCAAGGATGTACAGAGCCATGATAAGATACCTATCACAGATATAGAGCATGCCGCACAGCTGGCCCTAGGCCCAGGGGCTACTTGGCGCAATATCAGCAGTGTTGAAGACATCATTGACTGGTTTGGCAAGGAAGGACTCAATCATCCACGTCTTGCCCAGTTAAAAGCAGATCTCGAGCGCAAGAAGGAAGAATTGGCCAAGAAAAAGCTGAAAGAAGGCACTGCTGACTGGTTCCGATATATCTCTCAGAATTTAGGTGTCTAAACCCACTTTTTTATCTTTTTGGTAAATAATAATACAAAGGCCTACAGAGTGTAGGCTGATGCTAAAGCATAACGAGGAGAAAAAATTATGCCATCACTATTAAACACAACAGTTGCCGCTAACTACGGCAAGATGGGTGCTCAAGACACCTACGGCACAGGCCAGACCTACAGCAACTTCGGTACACGTAACCTACGTGCATTGAAGATCACATTGTCTGGCGGTACATTGAACAACATGCTATACCAAGACGGTAATGCATCTGGTTCTTTCGCTAACACAACTTGGGTTAACTCAAACAGCTTGTTCAGCGGTGTTATCCGTGTAGCTCAAGCATTTGCTGAAATCTACTACATCGGTCAGCCAAACGCAACAGACGTGATCCTATTGGTATCTGGCGATACTACAAACGACGCAGGTGCAACTAACAACGTATCTGACGGTACATACAGCCAGATGGAATCCGCTATCAAGTCATTCATTGACAACAGAACAGCAGCCGCACAAGGTTCTGGTGCCGCTGGTACAGCAACAACTGTAGCAGTTACAGCTACTGGTACAGCCGCTAACCCAGCTATGTTCACTGGTTCTTCACTAGGAACATTTGCTTAATAGCTAGTTCATTCTCAGGGATGGGAAGCAGATCAGGACTCTTCGGAGTCCTTTTTTGTTGGCTTAAATAACTGCATGGAATACAAACTTTATACTCTCGTAGATATCACACGCACTGGCCAGTATCGAAATGAGCCTGGGCGACAGAAAGAACGCTGGCAGGAGCAGAACTTTAACACAGTATTGCAGACCCTAGGCATACGTAGCAATATCAGCTACAATGTGCCTCCGCAGATGACTGAGGTCAAGGGCCGACTAGTTGGTTTTGATACCGACGATATCATACGTCTCTGGCGCTTTGATTTTTATACAGAGCGTGATCAGATATATGCGACTCCAGATGATCCAGTCGGGTTACTTAAAGAAGATTTCATGCTAGTACCTTATATTAATGGACTCAACGAAGACATGACACAGGCCTATTCTGTTTTCAATACAGAAAATCCAGGTGCCAATATTAGTTTTTTCCAAAAGTGAACTAAATAATACAGTAAGGCACAACACAAACACAACTTTAGGCATCATACATTTTTTAGGCGCAGTCCGGAGCGGACGTACTAAACTTTAATGGAGACGAGCCTAAATGGCCACAGCAACAGCAAGAAAACCGCGTACGAGCGTAGAAGCGGTACCACAGTTAGCAACACTTCCTGAACGTGTAGGCGTAGTAGAGACCAAGGTCGAATCTATCAAAGAGCAGATCACAGATCTCAAAGGCGACGTCAAAGAAATGCACGATTGTCTAGATCAGACACGTGATAAGGTAATGTCTGAACTGGCTAAAATGCAGGAAGAATATCGTAGTAATAGCTCAAAGTTCTTCGACCATGCTGACAAATTACACTTAGAAGATCAAGCCGCACATGACAAACTAGGTACTAGGATCAAAGACTTAGAAAGCGTCAAAGCTAAATGGACCATGTATGCTATGGCTGCACTGGCATTTGGCGCAGGCAGCGGATTACTACACGTAGACAATCTCGGCAAGATTCTTAAATTCCTAGGACTATAATTCTGTTAAATACAGAATGAAGATCCTAGAATTCGTACAAGCCGTACACTATAACGATAAACTCAATCCTAAACTCTGGTCAGGTATGATCCTGCGCCAAGAAGTACGCAACAAGTTGCTGGCCATAGCCCAGGACTTTGTCAAATTCATAGCCCTTCCAAATATTAGATTAAAAGACATAACCATCAGTGGTAGCAATGCCAGCTATGGATATGGAGAACACAGTGATCTAGACTTACACCTAGTGGTGGTCATGAGCGATGATCCTACACTTAGGGCATTGTTTGATGCTAAGAAGAATAACTATAATTTCAATCACAAGATTAAACTAAATGGTATAGATGTAGAAGTATACGTGCAGGATTCAGAACAGACTCATCACAGCCTAGGCATCTATAGCGTGTTAGACAATCGCTGGCTCAGCAAGCCCAAGCATCAACTACCCAAAGTAAACGACAAAGAAGTGCGCAGTAAAGCACGTAATTACAGTAGCATGATAAACAAAGCTCTGAAGTCAGATGACTTAAATACAGTAACGGATGTGTTAGCTGATCTAAAGAGATTACGCCAAGCTGGCTTAGATGTAGGCGGTGAATTCAGCGTAGAAAATCTAGCATACAAACTGTTGAGAGCTCGTGGTAATATAGATAGATTGTATAAGCATCAACAGAAACTAAAGAACTTAAAACTCAGTTTGGAGAATCGTAATGAAGATTAAGCAGATCACGGAAGCAGATGACTCAAGTCAGTTGGGCCAAGTGCAGGCAATAAAAAGCGGCAACAAGGCCAAGATTGTAGGAATGACCCCGGGAGTAGGAGGACAGCCTGCAACTTACAAAGTAAGCCTTGATGGAACTGTTGATCCTACACAAGCTATGAATCCTAATGCTCCGGGCATCACTAATATCACTGCTGATAAGATCACCAAAGATGCTAATGGTAATATTGTTATCAACATGAACCCAACAACACCTAATGGTCCTGATACTAGCATGATCGGTAAAGATGCACAGGTTAAAGAAGAACCAAACGAAGATGCAGTTTTTACCACTCCATCTAATAACACCAATACATATTTTGTAGACTATAAGACTATGTCTGCTAAAGTGGGCAATGGATTAGTTAAGATCGATGTAAGCAAGAACTGGGACGCTCTTACACCCGATATCGTGGCTCAGAATGAAAAGGATTATTGGCAATTAGTTTACTTAAATGTTAACAATCAGAAGATCCCTGCACTGCAAGGTAGACTAGGCGGACAAAATGTAATTAAAGTTGGCAAGACTGATTTTGCAAAGATACAAGCCGCTGGCAAGACTTCGGGTATGAGCGATCTACTACAACGCTACAACAGTCAAGGGCAACCAACTGACAAAGATGGAAATGTTACCAAATACGAGTTGGATAAATCAAATCCGCCACTAAGAACAGGACCACCCGACATGAGTAATTTTAAGAAGTTAGAAGAAAGCCCAGAGCTTACGGCTATGCTTAGGATCGCAGGATTAAGATGAAAATAAACGATTTACTTGGCGAGTTTGGCGTATTCACAACTAATGAAGAAGCAGCCATACTGGCCAAGCTAAAGAATCCTGTACCTATGAGCACTCTGTCAGAAACAGAGCAGTTCAGGATCGAAGGTCTGATCCGCAAAAGCCTGGTAATTAAGATTGGACACGACAATCCTAAGGTAGTAGCGAATGACCAAAAAAAGATCCAACTTTACTAAAAAGAAAAAGCCCGAACCTAAACAGGCCGATATTGGCAAGTTAGCAGAAGCTCTTGATGTTAACTTCAAGAAGATAATGCCCTTGATACCATTGCCCGATGGTAGCATAGCTTACAAAGATTTCATAGTAAAAGAAAACAAAGCCGGACGATGGGTCGTGTACCGAAAGACTTCGTGGGATCCACAGGGCGAGTTTAATCTAAAGAGCAGTGCCCTAGTAGGAGCCAAAGCCCTAAGCAACATACGAATACATGATTTTAATGAGATAAAGAACTTGGACACACAGTACTGGAGCAATTACTTTACTGCCCAGGTATGTAAATATAACATGCCAAAAACCAAGGACTATAGCAGATATCTCATACTTCTAGACAAATTAGAACACAGCGAGTGGATTGCGGAAAACTGCAAGGAGCAGATTTCCAAGAAGTTTCGTTGGAGTTTCGCATAAATAACATATAGAACGCTTAGGATAATACCATGCAATTAAGAGACCTTTCTCAACGAGTTACTAGCAAACAGCTAAATGAAAACATGGCCAAGACTATTGGCTATAAATTGAATCTTGAACAGTTTACTGATCAACAACTACACGATGCACAGAACAAGCTACGCACAGAAATGAGCCAGTTTGAAGTCAGTGAAAGTTTTGACAGCGTTAACGTAAGTCCAAAGTATCAAAAGATTCGTATGTTGCATGATGTTGTCACAGCTGAGATCCTAGAAAGAGAAACAGTAGACGAAGGTGCTAAGGTTGATCGCATGGTCAAGCACGTCAAGTCCAGTGAGAAGAAATTAGGACACGGCGACAAGGAAGCAGAAAACATTGCATGGGCGACAGCCAATAAGCGTGGCATGTTGAACAATAAGAATAAAAAGGCGGAAGAAAGTATGGATCACGGTAAAAATATTGCCATTGCTAAGATGGCTGTAAAAGCTAAAGAACACTCAGTACCAACAAGCTGGATCGCAGATGCAATCAAGCGTATTGAACTAGGTGAAAGCGACCAAGGCGAATTGGCAGCAGAATTAGTAACACGTTACGATCTAAGAGAAAGCGTAGCTAATCACATTGTATACCTACAAGAAGGCGAAGAAGAAAAAGCTAAAATCATTATGTCAACAAAAGACATGGTTGATCGCGTCACTGGATGGTTAGACGATGTGTCTGAAATGCGTGCCGAACAACTATTACAGTTAGGTGACTCTATAAGAGCAGAATTAGGTGCACAGACAGCCGAACAATATATGCAGGCAGTACGTCCAGCTCTAGAAGAAATTTATTCAGGCCTAGAAAAGACACGTGGTAGTTTACAATCTGCACTAGCAGTTGTATCAGGCGGCCAAGGCGCAGAGATGATGGGCGCAGAACAACCAGGCGCTGACATCGGTGCAGGCAATCCAATGCCAGGTGCACCCGGTGGTGAAGAAGGCGGAATGCCAGGCGAAGAAGCTCCAGAAGAAACAGCTCCCCCAATGGGTCGCGAAGTTCGCGAAACTGCTGACTACAGTCGCAAGCTAGCACAACTCCTTGCATCAAAAAAAAAGTAATACTTGAGGCGGAGGCAGAAAATGTCTCCGACCCTCTTATCCAGGCCTTGATGGCCATTAAATCCAACAACAAATCAGATGCTCCTGCATCATGGGATACACTAAGCGCCGAAATGGGCGATAGTGGTGTTATGAGCTACGACATGTTTGCCGCACGTTGGGAAGCAGAAGATCAGTTACCAGATCCAAAACAAAAAGTCCTACACAACTTGGTTAAAAACTTTGACAAGAATGGTGTCATAGTCAAAATAGGACAAGAACAACCCCCTGTCAAGAATGCCAGCGCCGGGCCGAGCATGTTGGATACTACTGCCCAACGAGCCGCAGATAATATGACTGCCTAAAAGGTTGACATGGGTCATAGGATCGTATAAACTTAACCTATGACTCTTTTAACTGAAAAATATAACTACACTCCTATCAGCAGAGAAAGTGTAGAAGGCAAGCGTTTGTACGCAACACCAGATGGCTCCAAAGTTCCTAGTGTAACTACTATATTAGACAAGACTAAACCACTCGAAAAGAAACTGGCATTAGCCAATTGGAAGAAGCGAGTAGGAGAAGCCAAAGCACAAGAGATAGTAACCGAAGCCGCAGGGCGTGGTACACGTATGCACAAGTTCTTAGAGGACTATGTCAAGACGGGCATTATCAACGAACCTGGCTCTAATCCCTACAGCAAACAAAGCCATGTTATGGCCAAACACGTTATCGAACATGGCCTGAAGAATGTTAACGAAGTATGGGGTGTCGAAGTTCCGCTTTACTATCCAGGGCTATATGCTGGAACTACTGACGGATGCGGGCTACATCTAAATGAAGAAAGCATATTAGACTATAAACAAACTAACAAACCTAAACGCGAAGACTGGATCGAAGATTACTATCTACAGCTGACGGCCTATGCACTCGCCCATAATGAAGTATACAAGACTAACATACGCAAAGGTGTCGTTCTTATGTGTGTAAGTCCTAAACTAAACGAACAGCTAGTTATAGTAGAAAACCCTCAATATCAGGAATTTATACTAAAACCCAGCGATTTCGACTATTGGGAAAAACGCTGGTGGGACAGGGTAGAACAGTACTACCGGGAGAACTGATAAATATCCTATATAGAGGATATTATTATGGCAGTTGTCCAAATTTCACGCATTCAAGTCCGCAGAGGTAAAGAAAACTCAGGTAGTGGCGTTCCACAGTTAGCTAGCGGAGAATTAGCGTGGGCAATAGATAGTCAGAATCTTTACATAGGCAACGGTGCTGTAAGCGAAGGAGCACCATATGTTGGTGTAACTAAAATCCTTACTGCACGAGATTTAGGATCTAATGGAAATGTTCTGGATCTTATCACGTATCAATATTCTAAGAATGATTATTCTATTACTACTGGAGTGTTGGGCCCTAATAGTCCAACTGTTCGCACTGCACAATCAGTATTCGACGATTCAGTAACTGTAAAAAACTTCGGTGCTGTGGGCGATGGAGTAACTGACGACACCGCAGCCTTGCAATTGGCTATAAACCAGCTGTACCTAAACAAGATCAACATTACAAATCCAGCCAGTAGAAAGACACTGAAATTTCCAGCTGGAACATATATCACCAGTGCTACATTATACGTTCCAAGCTACGCTGTATTAGTAGGAGATGGTATCGATAAAACAATTATACAATTTGCCAATACTGCTGGAACTCCGGGTCCTGTGATACAATTTGTAAACGATACAGCAAGTCCTGGAATTCCTTTAATATTCTCCATGCCTACTACAGAATCAGCTACGTATGTATCAGACGGATCTAATGGAACTACATTAAAGATAACTAGAACAGATGCGCTAGCAGGTACAACTGGTATTATCCCTGGCATGGTCATCAGCGGTACTGGTTTTACTACTAGCCAGACTGTAGTATCAGTAGTAGATAGCTCGACATTGATAATAAGTTTTCCTCCTGATTCAACTCCTAGTGGTGTATTAACTTTTACCACTACTAATGCTCCGAGTCCTAGCTATATCAGCCAACCAAAGAATATAGAAATCCGAAACATGAGTCTATATACACTCACTTCGGATCAAGTAGGAATGCAGTTGGATGCTGTTAGAGATAGTTCTTTTGAAAATTTATATATTTTAGGTGCATGGGGACAGAATCCAAACGAAGGCAGTAAGGGATTATTCATGACTGCATTCAGCAGGATAGTAACTTGCCAGAGAGTTTTATTCAAGAACATAAAGATATCAGGATTTACCTATGGTATTGCATCTGACACTGATATAGTAAACAATACATTTGATAATACCTACGTGACCAATGTTCGTCAGGGTGTATCGTTAGGCAAGAACACAAACAAGAGCAGTGTGGGTCAGCTATATGGTCCATGTAACAACACCTTTAGCAATAGCATATTTGAAAATATCAAACAACATGCGATCTATGTCTACGCTGGCAGTGGTAACGCTACTAGAAATACTAGGATGACCAACGTTGGTAACAATGGTGGTAGTAATATTACTTCAGCGCAGTATCCTCAGATATATTTTGCTACTCCTAATAACAGCAGTCAATACGATCAAAGCGATCGTGGAGACGATTTGGCTACAACTATTCCAAGTGTAGATAAGACTTATACTGTATCTGGTAGCAGTGGTACTACACTACGAATTTCAAGTACTACTGGTATTTCCATCGGTATGGTCGTTAGTGGTACTGGTTTTAATCCACTAGTTAGCCCTTATAGTTGGATTGTACAAAGTATAGACAGTAATGTGCAAGTTACAATCAGTGCACCTCCTAGTAGTACTCCTTCTGGTACTATAACATTTAGTGTTCCATACTATCCTGAAATAAGTGGATTGGTCAGCTATAACAGTTTTGGAACAAGGTCTATACAGATAAGCAACATCACTAGCAGTCTGTTTGCTTTTAGATTACCTGTTCCAACTAATGGTGTAAACTACGTAATCAATTATTTTTATCAAAGTTCTCAGTATGCCATCAGTCGCCGAGGAGTTATGTCGGTTGCAGTTGATATTACTAGACAAAGTGTACAATTTACAGATGAATACGATTACACCGGAAGGACTGATGGTACATACGAAACCAATCTCAAATTTACAGCACGTATCGTTCTTAATAGTCTAGAAATTGATTATGTCAATACTTCATCAGGCGACATTGGAACACTGGTCTATTCTTACTCTGCGGTATTGTAATCAATCCGGTAGACACTGACAAAATCTACGTATATAATTCTTTTTATTACAGAGATATGCCTCTGTAGGCGATGTCGTCTTTGGCTATTCCTGTAAAATCTAACAAGAAATAAAAGGTTAACAAATACTTTGGCGAGTTAAGCCCACAACTATAAATACTACCTAAACACATTAACTCGTAAGCGGAAAAAATGAACATCACAGTCATCAAGAGAAACGGTAATAAAGAGCCACTAACTATTGAAAAGTGGCAAGCGCAGGTTGCTAAAGTCTGTCAAGGTATAGCAGATGTCAGCCAAAGTATGATCGAGATCAAAGCCCAGCTACATTTTTACGACGGCATCACTACTACAGAAATCGATGGTATCACTTTACGTGCTATAGTTGACCTAATCGATGTTGAACATAATCCTGGAGTAGGTCATACCAATTATCAATATGTGGCTGGTAAACAGCGATTAAGCATGTTGCGTAAAGATGTGTATGGTTCTTATATGCCTCCACACTTATATTCCATCGTAAAGAAAAATGTCGAAGTCGGGCTATACACTCCTGAACTATTACAATGGTACAGTGAAGATGACTGGAATAAGATGAATGACATGCTCGACCATGAAAAGGATGAGCAATATAGTTACGCGGCTATCGAACAGTTGATCGAAAAATATCTTGTGCGTAATCGTGCTACGAAAGAAATTTATGAGACTCCGCAGATTAGATATATGATTGCGGCTGCAACAGTCATGCACAAAGAAGAGCCTAACAGTGCTCGAATGAAATACATCAAGGAATATTACAATGCGGCTAGTGATGGGTTATTCACACTTGCTACTCCTGTGCTCGCTGGTCTTGGTACTCCTACTAAACAGTTTAGTAGTTGCGTACTCATTCGTAGTGATGACGATTTGGATTCTATCTTCGCATCAGGCGAGATGATGGCTAAGTATGCCAGTAAACGTGCGGGGATCGGATTGGAAATCGGTCGCTTGCGCCCATTGGGCTCCCCAATTCGCGGTGGCGAAATCATGCATACTGGTATGATACCTTTCTTGAAGAAGTGGTTTGGAGATCTCCGCAGTTGCAGCCAGGGAGGTATTCGCAATGCAAGTGCTACTGTATTTTATCCCATTTGGCATCATCAGTTTGATGACCTTATTGTTCTTAAAAATAATCAAGGTACAGAGGAAACACGGGTACGACACATGGATTATGGAGTTGTTCTTAGCGCATTCTTCTGGAGACGTTTCCGCAACAAAGAAGATATAACTTTCTTTGATCCTAATGAAGTGCCAGACTTATATGAAGCATTTTATAAGGATACAGCATTATTTGAACAACTTTATGTCAAATATGAAAAGCGCAAGGATCTACGCAAGAAGACAATGTCAGCAGAAGAAGTATTCAAGTCTGGCATATTAAAAGAGCGTACAGACACTGGCCGCATTTATCTTGTATTCATAGACAATGTAATGAACCAAGGTCCATTTGATCCTGAATATCATACTATCTATCAGAGTAATTTGTGCTGTGAAATCCTTCTTCCTACAAAACCTTTTAAACGTCTCGATGACGATAGCGGTCGCATTGCTCTATGCACACTGGGCAGTATCAATTGGGGGGCGTTCCGCAATCCCGAAGACATGCGCCGTGCTTGCAGGATACTTCAGCGTAGTCTGTGTAATATTCTTGATTATCAGGACTTCCTGAGCATACAGAGCAAACTCAGCAATGATGAGATACAGCCACTGGGCATTGGTGTTACTAACCTGGCCTACTGGCATGCCAAGCGTGGATTAAAATACGGTGAGAAAGATGCCTTACAAGATGTTAAGGTATGGATGGAACATCAGGCATTTTATCTAACAGAAGCAACAGTAGAGTTAGCACGTGAGCGTGGCCCATGCACTAACAGCGCACAGACACGTTATGGCAAGGGAGAGTTTCCTTGGGAACGTCGTGCTAAAGGTGTCAATGAACTAGCAGACTTTAAACCAGAACTTGACTGGGAACCATTGAGAGAGGAAATGAAAATCCATGGTGTCAGGAATGCGACTCTTATGGCTATTGCTCCTGTGGAAAGCAGTAGCGTGGTTATTAATTCTACCAATGGTATTGAGCTTCCGATGAGTTTGATTAGTACTAAGGAAAGCAAAGCAGGTTCATTTACACAAGTGGTTCCTGAATATAATAAATTAAAGAACAAGTATCAGTTAATGTGGGAGCAAACTGATTGCACAGCCTACTTAAAGACTGCGGCAGTACTAGCGGCCTATGTAGATCAAAGTATCAGCACTAACACATTTTACAATCCAGCACATTTCCCGGATCGTAAAGTTCCTACCACACTCATTGCTAAGAATCTAATGCAAGCTCATATGTGGGGGTTGAAGACATTCTACTACAGCTTGATCAATAAGGCAGGTAGCAAACAGAATGCTGAGCCTACACCAGAAGTACACTACAACGGATTTTATGAAAGAGAAAATGAAACTTCTATCGAAGAAGATTGTGAGGCATGCAAACTATGAGCAAAGCTCAATATAACTTAAACACAAAGACAGACTATCTATCACGTAAGATGTTTCTGGACCCAGCTGGCCCAGTTACTATCCAGAGATTCGAAGAAGTTAAGTATAAGAAGATTGCAGATTTCGAAACAACTGCACGTGGATTCTTCTGGGTGCCAGAAGAGATTAGCCTAAGCAAAGATGCCAATGACTTCAAAGATGCCAGCGATGCTATCAAGCATATCTTTACTAGTAACTTGCTACGTCAGACGGCATTAGACAGTTTGCAAGGACGTGGGCCTAGCCAAGTGTTTGCACCTGTTGTTAGTTTGCCAGAATTAGAAGCACTGGTTTATAACTGGACATTCTTTGAAACTAATATCCATAGTCGTAGCTACAGCCATATCATTCGTAATATCTATAACGTGCCTAAGGAAGTGTTTAACACTATCCACGATACGAATGAAATCATCAGCATGGCCAGTAATGTGGGAGACTACTATGACAAATTGCATGTCATTAATTGTCGAAAAGAATTAGGCGAGACGATCGACGAGAAGGAACATATCAAAGCAATATGGCTTGCACTACACGCAAGTTACGCACTTGAAGCACTACGTTTCATGGTATCGTTTGCTACGAGTCTTGCAATGGTAGAGAACAAGATCTTTATCGGTAATGGCAATATCATCAGTTTGATCCTACAGGACGAACTAGGTCATAAAGATTGGACTGCTTATATCATCAATCAAGTGGTTAAGGAAGATCCTCGCTTTGCACAAGCCAAGCAAGAATGCGAAGCAGAAGTTTATCAGTTATATATGGATGTCATACGCGAAGAAAAAGATTGGGCAAACTATCTGTTCCAGAAAGGACCAGTCATTGGACTTAACGCAAACATCCTAAAAGATTTCGTAGATTATACAGCCGCAGATGCACTAAAACAGATTGGTATCAAGTACGGACAGCCTGCTCCTAAGAGCACACCAATTCCTTGGTTCAATAAACATAGTGATACTAGCAAGAAACAAACTGCCTTGCAGGAAAGCGAAAGCACTAACTATGTTATCGGCGTCATGAGCGACGTGTTAGATTACGAACAATTACCAGTATTATAAGGAAAGAATATGAAAGCTATCGTGTGGAGTAAGAACGATTGCCCCTATTGCGTCCAAGCTAAGAAACTGCTTGAAATGAAGGGGGTTGAATTTGAAGAAAGAAATATCAACAGCGGATGGGATCGAGAAGATCTATTAGCCGCAGTTCCTGGAGTCAGGAGTGTCCCGCAGATTTTTTTAGATGATAAATTAGTAGGCGGGTTCACAGAACTCAAGAAATATTTCGAAAAGGAAAATCATGTTAATTAATAAAGGTGTCACACCAGGCGAAGTAGTAACAATTAAAACAACTGCGGGCGAGGAAATTGTCGCTAAACTAGTAGAAGAAAATCCATTGGGCATTACCGTAAGTAAACCTTTGGTTCTAACCGCAAGTGCAAAAGGCATAGCTTTAGTTCCCTTCTTGTTCACTACAGATCCAGATGCTAATATTAACATCAGCAAAGGCACTGTAATGGTGATCGCTCCGACTCATAAGGATGCGTCAGACACCTACATCCAAAATACCACTGGTATTAAACTAGCATAAATATAGTTTTAGGAGATATGTAATGCCAGGAGGATCGTGGACCCCACCCGTAACAACAGTAATAGCTATTCCCAAAGCAACACCTATGGGGGCTACTGGTGGTTCTGGAGTTTTTACTGCATTTGATAATTCTCCAGCCATAGCTGGTTTAACGGTACAAGTATCGGATATATCATATTTTGTCACAGGAGCCAACGGCGCCGCGGCAAAGATTCCAGGATCAATGACAAATCTGATGGCCGGTCAAGTAAATGCCCTCAACTCGATACAATCTACGTTGACGTCGATAGCTGATAAGGTTACCGGAAATGCCACCAGCATGACCGATGCTGCCGCTAGTATACAACAGGCTATCAGCACATTATCAGGTGTATTAACTGAACTTGCTGTGCAACACGCCTTGCAAGTAGCTGATCAGGTAGAACACAATGAGTTTCAACAAACTGCTACTAATGTTGCTAGAAAAGAAGCTGGGAAAGAGAAGATCGAAGTACCACCGGCTGATTATAAAGAAAAAGTAAAAAAGGGTGTTTCAAACATAACAACTATTCAAGGTGTTGCTAAAGTTGCAGGAACTGCCAATAGTATCATCACAAATGTTGCAGGAACTGCCCAGAGCTTCATAACAAGTTATCTCGCAGATACTGGCATCGGCAAGTATGTTCTAGAGAAAATTGCCAAAACAAAATTATGGATGAAACAGTCGGAAGCAGAAGCAAAAGCTAAAATTAAGGCTATCGAAGATAAAGCCAAAGCTGATCAAGCTAAGACTGGTGAAACTCCTGGCCCAACTGGAGCGCCAACAGCAGGATAATATGACAGCTAAAATATCCGTAGCTCGTGCCAATCTTGATATCGCAAATGGATTGTTAGAGACTGGAGCAAAAACAGTAATCACTAACGATTATCAAACAGCATATCTGACAACAGTTGATGCTGGCGGCGCCAATGTTGTCCAAGCATCTACAGAAGTATTCGCTGAAAATCTAGGAGTAGCCAGAGAAGCTGATCCTATGTCAAATGGTGTGCTGATAGAGTCTGGTAGCGACAACGTTTTTGCTGGTTAATCAAGACTGTTGACAACATCCTTTATATCTGCTAAATTATAGTAGATATTTCACAAGGAGACGTTATGAGTACAAAATATCAAGAATTTACAGCCCTAGTTGAGGGTATGCAAGCTGACTTTGAAAAGTTTTACGACAAAGAAGTTAGTGCCGCAGGAACCCGTGTTCGCAAGCACTTACAAGAGTTAGCCAAGCTATGCAAGGAAACTCGTAACGATGTTACTGCGGTTAAGACAGCCCGTAAAGAGGCCAAATAACCGATAAATACTGCAAAGGAGCACATTATGAAGAGCAAATTTATATTCACTTTGGTATTCGGATCTATTCTAGCAATGAGTACCTTATTTGCTACGATGAGTGATGCTCGTGCAGATGGATGGAGACATGGTCCAAGACCCAATCATTATCACGGTGGCGGTTATGGTTGGGTTGCACCTTTGGTGTTAGGTGGAGTAGTTGGTTATGCTATTGCTCAACCTAGGCCTGTTCCTCCTCCTCCCGTAGTTTATGTTAATCCACAGCCCGTATACGGGCCTTATGTGCCACCGTATGGTTATCACTGGGAGAACGTCCTAGATGCTAACTGTAATTGTTATAGAACAGTATTGGTGCAGAATTAATGATAGTAAAAGTAGCAAATTCAATCGGCCGAGCTCATGGTAAATTTTTTACGTGGCTAGGACAAAAAGCAGAAACTAACCCATGGTGGGCAGTTGCCTTAACTGCATGGGCATTATATGAAATCGGAGAACACATTGCCGGGCCTATACTCGCAGTACTTTGGGCTACCGGACATGTTACAATACAGTAATGGCTTATAGTGACAAAGTTATCGATCACTACGAAAACCCTAGAAACGTTGGCAGCTTTGACAAGTCTGACCCTAGTATTGGTACTGGTATGGTGGGCGCACCAGCTTGTGGCGATGTAATGAAATTACAAATCAAAGTCAATGAACAAGGTATTATTGAAGATGCTAAATTCAAAACTTACGGGTGCGGGTCGGCAATTGCGTCTAGCTCTCTTGTTACAGAATGGCTTAAAGGTAAGACTCTTGACGAAGCAGGAAGCATCAAGAATTCTGCGATTGCAGAAGAACTCGCCCTGCCTCCGGTCAAAATACATTGTAGCATACTGGCAGAAGATGCGATTAAGGCGGCAGTAAATGATTACCGTAACCGACAAAGCTCGTAAAAAAGTAAAAGAGTTTTTAGAAAAGAGAGGCAAAGGTGTTGGCATCCGACTTGGTGTCAAGACTAGCGGTTGCAGTGGACTCAAGTATACACTAGAGTATGTAGATGAGTACACAGCAGAACCCAATGTAATCAATTATGCACAACCCGAGTTTGTAGTGTTAGTTGATCAAAAGCACGAAGTATACATGTTTGGCATGGAGATCGATTGGGTTAAAAACGGACTCAATGAAGGATTTGATTTTAAGAATCCAAACGAAACAGCACGTTGCGGCTGTGGCGAAAGCTTCAAAGTATAATTCAAAAGTAGTTGACATTCTCCAAAAGTGACAGTATAATAAGAGTATTACTGTTAATTTTGGAGAATGTCTATGAGTATGCATCTTGAAGGCCCGTGGCTCTCAACCACTAGCTCTAAGAAACGCAAGAATGTAAAATTCAAAAGCGCAGAACACAAAGCCAAATTTCTTGCTTCTCAAAAAGAGTGGGAAGCATTACTTAAGAAGCATAAGATCGATCAAGAGGATCGACGTAAGACTCGCGCAATGTCTGCTGATACTTTCAAACCAGCCGAGACATATCGCAGAGAAACTAAACACTATCCTAGTTTGAACAGTGAACATACTTGCGGTGTTGCGGCTAAGGCCGAACCAAAAGTTTATACCGGTACATTGATTAAAGGCATCGCGACCATGCATAAAAGCAATGCTGTGCCTGTTTTTAATAATGAGCAAGCAGAAGAAATCGCTCGTATGAGGCGATAAAGCATGATCACTGAAAATAATAGTATATTACCTTCTCATGCAGGTGATAACTATATATTAGCCCCAAACGGTTTGGGTGCTAAAATGGCTAACCAAAGGGAGAAATTCAAACAGCCTAGTGTGTTTAACGATGGTGGTAGCGACACCTCATCCAGCGTAAAGGAGAATAAAATGATACGCATTATCAAAATAGTATTAAACTGTTTTGTCCTAGTGGCATTAACAGTTACAGCACAATCTGCTGTAGAAAAGAAGTTCGATAGATTGAGAGAGGCTAGAGAAAATCCAAGCCCAATCACTGCACAATTAAGACAGAAGCAATTAGATTGTCTAGCACGTAATATCTATCACGAAGCAGGCTACGAACCTTTTGAAGGTAAAGTAGCGGTTGCACAAGTAACCATCAATAGAACCGAAAGCGGACAGTTCCCAAGCGACATCTGCCAAGTAGTATACCAAAAAAATGTTGTATATGAAAAAGTTCTATGCCAGTTTAGTTGGTATTGCTCGACAGCAAGCTCACAGAAACCAATGAATGGCCCAGTTTACACAGAGAGTATGGAAGTAGCTAAAAAAGTACTACTCGAAGGATTTAGGATCCGAGATCTAGATCAGGCATTGTATTATCATGCAGACTATGTAAATCCTAAATGGGGCAAAAAGCCCATTGTTAAAATTGGCCGACATATCTTTTACAAATAAGGAAATTTATGACTACAAATGAATTTTTTGCTGTGGCAAAACAAAGCATCTCTGACTTTTTTAATCTAGATAATTGGGTTAAGAATATCAAAGAACATGCTCCGCATATAAGCGCAGAGACTATGGGCTGGGTAGCAGTGATTTTAATGCACTTGGCTACTATTCCTACTCTATTGGCAGTTCTTACAGGACTAACTGAAAAGATGCCTCCTGTAGATCTAGTGCTTTTTGCATGGACTGGATTGTTTTGCTTCTTTATTAAAGCTACTATCCAGAAAGATATACTCAATATCGTAACTATCGGATTGGGATTTTTCGTACAAGCCGCATTGATGGCCATGATTATCTTTAAGTAACCAAACGATTTGACTGTACTTTCCCTCTAGCGTATTATTGTGCTAGAGGGTATTTACTGATAAATATCTTATAAACTAGGAGCCCAAAAACATGGCATCAGGATACCAACAAGATTCAAATCAACTAACACCAGGATATTATCGTGTGGTGTGGACAGCTAGCACGGCAACATATCCAACAGCCGACGGTAATACCAACGGAGCATTGAACCCATATAATTGGGATACTTATGCTGTTAAACCTACTAGCCAAGCGAACTCAAACCGTGTAACTCGCGGAAATATTCGTTGGGCTCATGTGCTAGAAAATCTGTCATTGCTCTCAGACTGCCGCATCGAAAACGTGGTTGTAACTAGCTCAGGCAACACAGCCGCAGATAATCAACCAACTGGTGTTGCATTCACAGTAGTATATGATAGAGATTCTTTCGTATTACCAGGCTTGCAAAAACTGAATACAACAAGCTACGATGGAAGCACTGCAACATCGACCTACACTACTACCGCACAGGCTATTAGAGAACTAGTAACTCGTGGTTTTATATTTGGTGGATCAAGTGGTGAGACACGTTCTGCTAGAGTTTGGAATCTCCAGAACGTAGAAGATCAACAATTAACATTCACAGTCGCACAACCAGACACACCAGCCAAGATTTGGGCAGACATTGGTGTAACTCAAATTTCTGGTACGACATTGTAAGGAAACAATGATACTGGCTTACCTGTTACTACTAACTGGTTTAACAATTTCAGCGGTCGCAATTTACTACTCTGTAGTTGGTTTGACCGCTATTTTTTCAGCGGCCGCAGTTCCTATTATAGTTATGGGTTCGGCATTAGAAATAGCCAAACTAGTATGTGCTAGTTGGTTAAAAGCTAATTGGGAACGTGCTCCACGTTTCATGAAACTATACATGACTACCGCAGTGGTTGTGTTGATGCTTATAACTAGTATGGGCATATTTGGTTTCCTTTCTAAAGCACACAATGATCAAAGCCTAGTTACAGGAGATGTTCAGGCTAAGATTGCTGTATTTGATGAAAAGATACGAGTAGAGAAAGACACTATCGCAACTGATCGCAAAGCACTCAAGCAGATGGATGAGGCTGTTGATCAGATCATGTCTCGTAGTAATGACGAGAAAGGTGCTAGTAAGGCATCGGCATTGAGACAGAGCCAAGCCAAAGAACGCACAAGACTACTAGCAGAGATCGACAAGTCTAATAAAGCTATATCTGTATTAAACGAGCAACGTGCTCCTATTGCCGCAGAAAACAGAAAAGTCGAAGCAGAAGTCGGACCAATCAAATATATCGCTAAATTTATCTACGGTGATCACGGCGCTGATGAAAACATGCTCGAAAAATCAGTCACTTGGATTATTATACTAATTGTAGTAGTATTTGATCCATTGGCAGTTATCATGTTACTGGCCGCACAGATGACGATTGGTTGGCACAGAAAGCCTATAGTCGAAGAAGAGCCTTTAGTACACAAGACTGTTCCAGTGGTTGAAACTCCAGTTGAACCCGTAACTAAACCAATTCCAGCTGTAGTTGTACCTGAACCCGATGACGAACTTAGCCAAGAAGATATTAAACGTATTGCTGAAGCAGTTCGACAAGTAAAACCTAAACTAGCTGAAAAGATTAATGAGCTAGTCGAACACGAAGAAACAGATCCGCCAATGCCGATAGAGCAATGGAACCAAATGATTGCTGAAGCTGAGAAAGTTGCTGAAGCTGAGAAAGAGAAGAAGTTCCAGATACTTCCAGAATTACAAGAACACTTAGACACAGTAGAAGAACGAGTAGCCCGAGGTGATAGTTATATCGATACTGAGGGCAAAGAAGTAACCCTTGACGAAGAATCAAAAAAAAAGACTTACATGATCAAGGACAGCCTGGGCAGGACAGTAATACAGAACCGGGAGTAAATGAATATGTACAGAATGCAGAACAAGGCAACGGAACACTTTGGTCTAGGATTGTTGCAAGGCCAGGCCATTCACCAATCGATCAATTATATGTGGAGTACAACGCTCATCAGTTTAGCGATGTTATCGTCGATCCAACAACAGAACCGGACCTTTATCAATTCGTTGAGAACGTTAAATTAAATGGGCCCAGATTCACTGATTACCCAGAAGAGAAACTTGCACAATACGAAGAACGAATCCATGAGCTTAGGAAAAATCAACTTAATAACACCGCCGGATAAACTATTCAATTTGAATATGGGATATCTGTTAATAAAGCCTTCGCTATATGTGAAGCAACAGTTTCAAACTATTTTGAGCCACAATATAGAAGAAATTAATGTGTTCATCTACGATGACAATGAGCACGATGTAGATTGGCTACTTAGTGTAGCTAACCAATGCGATATTACCATTATCGATATTGACAACTGCGATCCTACTACTAAATTATTTGTAACTTATCTTCTTGCTCAACCTAATACACACTATATAACTAATGATGAAATCACTCCTTATGGATTGATTAGTAAGAACAGAATTTATAACTTAGACTGGATCGTGGCGCAGGTCACGGACGATGATGGAGAAGAAGACGAAAATGACACAGAGGGATAAACGTTTCGACGGTAACCGTGTAACTCTCAGGGAAGGTGAGAACATGAACCAAGCCTTGAGACGTTTCAAGAGAAAAATTGAAGACAGTGGCATCATGGATGAACTACGACGCAAAGAGTTCTACGAAAAGCCCACTACTGAACGCAAGCGCAAGAAGGCCGCGGCGATCAATCGATACAAAAAGAAGCTGGCGAAAGAGCAACTTCCACCAAAATTGTATTGACATACTAATCAACATCTACTATAATAGAGACAATGCGCTTAAGAACCTGCGGAAGGTAAGGAGACTCTAAATCTCTGTTTGGTGGGTTCGACTCCCACTAAGCGCACCACACTACGTTTTAAACCCAAACCTAACAAGGTAGATGATGACATACTTTCTGAAGCAAGGAAACACATACAGAGTATCAAAGAAGGAAGCACTCGACATCCGCGAGCAACTTCCAGCTGGGAACTATGTGATTAAGAAGAATGAAATGACTGGTGAGTTGTTTCTCGAAGGTGTTGACGCCTTCGACATCAAGGGCAAAGTCTATGGAGATACGCACAAACGTGCAGAACGTATCCTCTATGCTTTCGAAGACCGTCCAAGCTCTACCGGTGTAATGCTTACTGGTGAAAAAGGATCTGGTAAGACTCTTTTGGCTAAGATGCTATCTTTCAAAGGATACGACAAGGGTTATCCGACTATCGTAATCAATCAGCCATGGTGCGGAGAAGCGTTCAATGCTTTTATCCAGAGCATCGAGCAACCTGCAATCGTAGTGTTCGACGAGTTCGAAAAGATCTACGATAGCGACGATCAAGAAGCTATGCTAACCTTGCTAGATGGAGTATATCCTAGCAAGAAGTTGTTCGTTCTTACTTGTAATGACAAATACCGTGTTAATCAGCACATGAAGAATCGTCCAGGACGAATCTTCTACTCATTGGAGTACAACGGTCTTGAATCGGAATTTATCCGCGAGTACTGCGAAGATAATCTTAAGGCCAAGGAACATATCGATCGTATCATCGGTATCGCTGGAACGTTTGATCAGTTTAACTTTGATATGCTTAAGGCATTGGTCGAAGAGATGAACCGATTTAACGAGTCTCCTCAGGAAGCTATGACTATGCTGAATGCCAAGCCTGAGTATGGTAATGATGGGCGTTACAAGGTCAAGCTAATGGTCAATGGTGAAGAAGTCGGCGACGCTGATTTCGAATCAAAGGAGTGGCACGGTAATCCGCTTAACAAGCGTGTAAATGTCAGCTACAGGTCTTACAGCCAAGAAGAAGATGCTGACGGCGATTGGGATTGGGAACAAATGACTTTTGAGCCTGCCCATCTGAAGAAGATCGATGATAATGGCAACAAGTATGTTTTTGTTGGTTCTAACGGAAACACTCTTGTGCTTACTAAAGTGAAAGAACAAGGCTACCGTTACTGGGATGCCTTTTAACCAAGGAACTATATGGACATGGATCAAGCGGCCGTCTTTTTAGCCGGCAGCATCTTAACTATGTTAGGATTTGTTGTTGTAGTCGCGGCTATCGTGGCTATCAACAACATCCTACACAAATACTGGAAACCTGTTACTATCTTTAGTAAGGATAGTTGGCATTTGAATCCTCCAGAGCGATTTGCTCACGAGGAAGAACTTGCCAGGATCGCTCCTCACTTAGAGGAAACTAAAAAGTGATAGCATACTGGGTAGTAGCAGGTTTCTTTACAGCGTTTGGTTGGCACTACGGTGAAAAGTTCATCGTTACATATATAGATAAACCAGAAGTAAAGATAGAACAGAAAGCTGAGGAAAAGAAATGACAAATTCTGTTATTTGGGAATCTACTTTAGATAATCAGTTTGAATGTAAGGTTCTCCGAGAAGAAGCTCGTGTTGGTGTTTTGATAATCACGGACAATACTACCGGTGAAGATATCTTCACCCGCCCTGTGTCGTTAAGTTATGGCGCACAGTTTGGACCTGATATCGACGATGTTCAATTGTGGCAACATTTATGTGTAGAGGCTATTGACAATCGATGACTGTACAGACTGTAAAAGTAGTCAAGATCTATCCTACCGAAATTTGGTATGAAAAAGACCTCATGGGCACTGTGCATATCAAGATGCAACACGAGGGCATGCATGAACATACTATGGTATTATTACAGTATAACTATGCGTATACGTCTAATGCCCATCAGCACGAACTTACTAAGAAGATCGGCAAGTTGTTAGGCGAAGAAGATATACAACAACGTCCTTGGACCATGCCCGAAAGCTGGAAGGCTAAGAATGATAACAGCACTGAAGACCAGTGTGGTTGTTATAACTGCATGAGCGAACGTAAAGACAGCCGAGGCTGGCCTTTAACTATGAGTATGCTCGTCGTTTGCCCTGAATGTGGAAACAAGCGTTGCCCCCGGGCAACAGATCATAATTTGGCCTGCACGGGCTCAAATGAACCAGGACAACCTGGAAGTCGTTATTAAATACAATGTGAACTTAAAGGAGAAAAAAATGTCACAACAATAGATTGAATATGCTTGCAGAGATGTAGTTTTCCATTTCAACAAGAAACACTTAGAAGACGAGACCATTCCAATGTGGGTCTTAAAATTTCATGGAGAGACGTTATACGTCAATCATGTAGACTGTCAGCTATCCTGGAGTACTAAGGAAACGCCTGATAACAGTCATACCAAAGGTAGCATCAAAGTTAAAAACGCATTGTTGCGTATTAGTGATAGCAACGAAGCTACACTCACAGAACTTACTATCTACGATAAGTTCCGTTTAAGAAATCAAAAGCTAGGCATAGTTCGCATCATGGCTCCGTATGGCGGTGCCATGCACAAGGCTTTATTGGCTAATGAATACAAACATGCACCGATTAAAACTATTCGAGGCGCCTGTTCTAGTTCATTCATTGTGTGTGACTTGCTTAGTAAGAATGAAGTGTTACTGGCTAAGATCAAATATGTCGACTGGCGCGAGCTTAAACCCAACGAAGGCTATTACCAGGATTACGATAACTTTAAAGGAGACATCCCAGTGGATTATGGACATCCTAGTACCCCATATGAATACAGTTAACGGTTGACACCTGTACAGAACTATGTTAAAATGTAAAATCAAACATAAAGAGAAAGTAAACTAATGGCTAATACAGATGTAATGATTGACTTAGAAACGCTAGCAACATCTACTGATGCGGCTATCCTAACTATCGGTGCAGTAAAGTTCGACCCTATGGGTATGGATATCGAAGAACCCGCAATGGACAGCTTTTATGTCCGAGTGGATCAAGATAGTTGCGATCAGTTAGGACTGCGAGTCATGGATGATACTGTAGCATGGTGGGCCAATCAAAGTAAAGAAGCTCAAGACGAAGCGTTCGGAACAGAAGGTCGTATACATATACGTGATGCATTTGACCAACTGTACAAGTTTTGCTGGGGTGCAAAGCGTGTATGGTCGAACGGCAGTGTATTTGACATCATGATCTGCGAACATGTTTTCCGTAAACTGGACAAGGCGAATCCTTGGCAGTTTTGGCAAGTGCGTGACGTCAGAACTCTTTTCGATATCGGTATCGATCCTAAGCGTCCTCCGGTGCTAGCACACCATGCATTGCAGGATGCTTGGAATCAAGCAGTCGGTGTACAAAATGTCTATAATACATTGCGCACTAGTACTAAGTTGAATGGGCATCATATCACACCATTTTATAACGAAAGATAATATATGGACTCACAAACCAAAGAAGTAATGGATATCCTCCAAGAGGAATGTGCTGAAGTAATCCAAGCAGTCAGCAAGATTAGTCGTTTCGGGCTGGATAACCTCAAGCCCGGAAAACCTAAGACTAATAGAGAACACCTGGAAGAAGAACTGGGTGATTTGCAAGCTATGGTAGATATACTGCAAGAGCTAGATATCGTTAGTTTTACAAATATTGAACGTGCCGCAGAAGCCAAGCGTGAAAAGCTAAAAATCTGGTCAAATATTTTCAAAGATCAGATTCATCAGGCATAAATAAATTTGTAGAGCGCCGTAAAGGGCCTACAAATTCTTGCTTAATTAAAGGAGAAAAATTATGAGCAAAATCATCGGTATCGACTTAGGTACAACAAATAGCTGTGTAGCTATCCTAGAAAACGGAAAAGCTAAGGTAATCGAAAACAGCGAAGGTGCTAGAACAACACCGTCAATCATTGCATACACTACAGACGAGATCCTAGTAGGTGCAACAGCAAAGCGACAAGCAGTCACAAACCCAAAGAATACAATTTATGCGGCAAAGCGTTTAATCGGACGTAAGTTCGAAGAGCAGGCTGTACAGAAAGATATTGACTTGATGCCTTACAGTATCATCAAGGCAGAAAACGGTGACGCTTGGATCGAAGCAAATGGCGAGAAATTGGCTCCGCCGCAAGTTTCAGCCGAAGTACTTCGTAAGATGAAAAAGACAGCAGAGGACTATTTGGGTACAACAGTTACTCAAGCAGTTATCACCGTGCCTGCTTACTTTAACGACAGTCAACGTCAAGCAACTAAGGATGCAGGACGTATTGCTGGACTCGAAGTACTTCGCATTATCAACGAACCAACTGCGGCTGCTCTAGCCTATGGCGTAGATAAAGAAGATAAGAAGGATCGTAAGGTAGCTGTATACGATCTAGGTGGTGGTACATTCGACGTGTCCATTATCGAGATTGCCAATATCGATGGCGACAAGCAGATTGAAGTGTTGTCAACTAATGGTGATACATTCCTAGGCGGTGAAGACTTTGACCAAGTTATCATGGACTATCTAGTAGATGAGTTCAAGAAAGAGTCTGGCATCGACCTTAAGAAGGATCAGTTGGCACTACAACGTCTAAAGGATTCAGCTGAAAAGGCCAAGATTGAATTGTCTAGCGCCGCACAGACTGAAGTCAACTTGCCATACATCACAGCAGACGCAAGCGGTCCTAAGCATTTGATCGTCAAGATTACACGTAGCAAGTTTGAACAGATGGTAGATGTATTGATCCAGCGTTCAATTGAACCATGTAAGGTTGCTATGAAAGATGCAGGTGTTACTGCCGCTGACATCGACGAAGTTATCCTTGTTGGTGGACAGACACGCATGCCTAAGGTACAAGAAGCAGTTGAGAAACTGTTTGGCAAGGCTCCACGTAAGGACGTCAACCCAGACGAAGCAGTTGCCGCAGGCGCCGCAATCCAAGGTGCTGTTCTAGCAGGCGATAAGACAGACGTTCTGTTGCTAGACGTTACTCCATTGTCATTAGGTATCGAAACAATGGGCGGTATCTTTACCAAGCTGATCCAGAAGAACACAACTATTCCAACTAAACACACTCAGACATTCAGCACAGCTGAAGACAATCAGCCTGCTGTCACTATTAAGGTAGGACAGGGCGAGCGTGAACTAATGCAACACAACAAGTTGTTGGGCGAATTTAACCTAGAAGGTATTGCTCCAGCAATGCGTGGTGTTCCCCAGATCGAGGTCACACTAGATCTTGATGCTAATGGTATCTTGAATGTAAGTGCCAAGGATAAGAATACTGGCAAAGAAAACAAGATTACTATTAAATCTGATTCAGGTCTATCTGAAGCAGAAATACAACGCATGGTTAAGGAAGCAGAGGAAAATGCCGAAGCTGATAAGAAGCTGAAGGAATTGATCGAAGCTCGTAACAATGCGGAAGGTGCAACACATACTGTGAAGAAAGATTTTGAACAGTACAAAGATAAGCTAACAGAAGACGACAAGACAGCATTTGAAACCGCCCTGGCCGACGTTGACAAATCAGTACTTGGCGACGATCCAGAAGCTATCCAAAAGTCTGTCCAAACGTTGTTTGAAAAAGCACAACCAATCTTTACTGCTAAACAGACAGCAGAACAAGCTCCTCCAGAAGCTCCTGCGGCTGAACCAGAGCCTGCTGTAGTAGATGCAGAGTTCACAGAGGTTGACACTAAGGATAAGAAGTAATATAATAAAATCGTAGGGCGCCGATGGTCGGGCCCTACAAAGTTCTTGCTTAATAAAGGAGAAACAAAATGAACCAACTAAGAACTATTGATGCTAATGCTCTAGCACAAATCAACAGAGCACTTGTAGGATTTGATCGTTACTTTAACAATCAATTCGCTAATGTAAACGGCAACTATCCTCCACACAACATTGTCAAATACGCTGACAACAAGTATGGAATCGAAGTAGCAGTAGCAGGTTTTACCAAAGATGAAATCACTGTAGAAGTTGATCAAGATCAGCTAATGATTACAGGTAAACGAGCTAATGCCGCAGAAGGTGTGGAATATTTGCATCGTGGATTAGCCGCTCGTGATTTTGAGCAGACATTTACCCTAGCTGAATATATGGAAGTCAAGGGTGCTGAAGTTAAGGATGGTATGCTTAAGATTGAAATTGAGCGTATCGTTCCAGAAGCATTAAAACCACGTTCGATCACTATTAAATGAAGTAAATAATAGTGTAGGGAAGTTACCTTCCCTACACTAAACCCTAAGAGAGTAAGAAGATGCCAGGAACCGATATTCAACTAGACGAAAAGATCAAAGTAACCGTATCAGAGCCAAAACGTTGGAAGGTTATCTTCCTAAACGATGACGCTACTCCTATGGACTTTGTTGTTGGTATATTAATCGAAATATTCCATCACTCAGACACAACTGCTCGTGACATCATGGTCACAGTACACGAAAGTGGTAGTGCAATAGCTGGCGTTTACAGTTTTGAAATCGCTGAAGCTAAGGCAGTCGAAGCAACCACAGTAGCTCGAGCAAATGGATTTCCATTGCAGATCAAATTGGAGGAAGAATGAGCTTACGCGAGTTAACACATGAGGCACATAAAAATGCCGAGAGACAAGAGTTTGTGAAGATCCTGTTTTCGGGTAAGATCAATCCAAAGCTATATGCAACATTTTTAAAAAACCAACATCCTACTTATGAGATTCTAGAAGTATGTGCTATGCCACATCAGCTTTTACATGGGCTACCTGATATCCGCCGAGCACCTTCGATCCTAGCAGATTTTGAAGAACTATGGAATGATGAAGAAGACGGCATTCCTAAGATCATGCCTACTACTGAAAAGTATATTAAACACATACTGAGCATCAAGGATGATCCTAAGAAACTAATGGCACACATCTATGTTCGACACATGGGCGACCTTGCAGGCGGTCAGATGATTAGTAAGAAGGTTCCAGGATCCGGACGTATGTATCAATTTGCAGAACCTGATGCACTCAAAGCTGCCATACGGGAACGTATCAGCGATGACATGGCCGACGAAGCTAACATCTGTTTTTCGTTTGCTACAGATCTATTTAGAGACATGTTAGAATTAGTAGAATATGTAGATGAGTAATCATTTTGAAATCTTTCCAACAGTTATAGGAAGGTATGCATATTCTAATAACGATAATTTAAAAAATATAGTACAGCGTATGATGGATACAACAAACGAAGTACGCAGGATTCAAGATGCTAATCATTACTTCGAGTATACAGGAAGTTTCTTAAATCAGGATGACATGTCAGATTTTAAAAACTTCCTCGAAGAATCCGTCAATGATTATGCAAACAATTTATTAAACCTAGACACAGATATGTTTGTGAGTTTGAGTTGGATAAACCAGACTCACAGAAACTGTGTGATGGGTAAACACAATCATGGTAATTCTTATTTTAGTGGAACATACTATCTAAATTACGATAACGAAATACATCAACCATTGTATTTCTCAAAAGAACTTGAGTTGAATTCACTCAGTCCTTATATGAGTATATACCCTAGGGATTACAACTATCTGAATGCTTCTACATTCAGGGTACATGACATTACAGAAGGAACATTGCTAATATGGCCATCGAACCTAGTTCATGGTCACGAACCTAACTTAGGTGATAACCGAATCAGCATCTCGATGAATTTTTTACCTAAAAGATTACATAACGGTGTTTATAGTTTTAAGATTAGTAGGATAGATAATGAGTAATGCTTGGGAAACATTGATCAAAGTCGAACAGTACTTTGAATCTAAATTTTATGCAACAGGTAGTATTATAGAAGAGCCCGGAATGGATCGGTTCAATCAACCGGGCTGGGTTAACAAAGTGTGGCAAAGTAGTCGTTATCGTAGGGCACATATCGATGTTGTTGATGCTCGTGAAACAAAAGGTTTATGGATGATGCATTGCTGTATCTTTCCGTATACACACAACCCTGCACCCATTTTTGGGTTCGACGTTATAGCCGGTAAGAATAAGATCACCGGCTGTTTCTACGATTATAGTCCTGCAGGAGATAAGGATCATCCGATGCTAGAATGGTTTGCCAATGAGACTTCTAGTTTGCAATGGAAAAAGACTAGAGCACTTCCAGATTGGGCCGAACGTATTTTTAGCCAGAATATGATTGCCGCAAGTAATGTACAAACCGAAGAAGAAATAGCTCAAATATATGAGATGGCCAAGCGAGGGGTAGATCATTATCTAGATGCTGTTTGGGAAACAAATAATACTGTTGTAGATACAACAGAAGAACAGAACTATTATGCATTTAATCAGAAACAGAATCCGCACACTCCTAGGGTAATGGCTAGTTTAGGGCTAGACGAAGAGGATGTACGTGTATTCATTCAGGAATGCTTGTTCCCTGATATCAAATAAATACTAGATGCAATTATTAGATCTAGTAGAAAACACCCGTATTTTAAACGAAGCCAGCATCTTTTCTCGTGAAGGAGCATACAGCTACGGGCATAAGGTAAAGTTATCCACATCGGTTAAGGGAGAAGCTCTATTACGAGCAATACAGAAAGAACTCCCAGAATTCGACCCTACACAAGAATTAACGTGGACTGACCCAGAACATGTAGATATAGAAAGCATACCTTTAGTTCATATAGGTAAGGGCAAGAACTACAGAGTGTTTACAACACCTGAAGGAGAACAGTTTGCCATCGTTGGTGCAGATAGTAGTATAGAAACAGGGCTAATACATGCTAACCGTTTTAACAAAGGCGACATCGCAGAAGCCGCACTAGGCGCCGCGATCACAGCAAAACTAATACTACGTAACGGCTCTTCGATAGGGGATGTTACCGTCGATGATCTACAAGATATACTAAACAGATCATTCAAAACAAACGGATCATCATTAGTAATCAAAGCTAAAGATCAAAACAGTAAGATAAGTGATAAGATTGTATTCAGTCTAAGATTACCAGCTGGAAGCCAGGAAGCATTGGAAAAGGTAGAAAACTGGAAACAGTTTGAAAATATCTTTGCATCAGCGGTACACTATGCTAACAGTCCAGATGCTGAACGTTATAGCAATTATTTTTATAAGAACGGCAAAGTAGATGAAGTTCGCATCATCAGCGACGGTGTTACTAGCCAGAAAGGCACAAAGACAGACGTTAAGGCGTTGGTAACTACTACTGATCCAGAAACAGGTGAAGTTAAAGAACGCACACTCAAGAACGTAGATATCAGTTTAAAAGCCGACAGTGTTAAGTATGGACAGAGTACTTCAGGCGGACTACTGGGCGGTCCTGAGACTTGGTTGGCTTCTGCCAAGAGGACGTTTGAACCCTTGGGCATTACACTAGACATGCCTGCAAGAGGCAAGAATGACATACTTAAATTTTTTACAGCTATCTATAAACAGGTAGTAGAAAAATTAAACACCGAATTAGCCAACGCTAGTTTTGCTGGTGAAACTATCTTTATAGAAAAGATAGCAGATTTAATAAATTTCCATGGATCGGGCGGAGGAAAGACTCTGCGTATTGTAAGTTTCGATAAAGGATCTAGCACTATACACAGCTTCCATGTTGTTAAAGCTAAGTTAAAGGAACGCAATATCGATCTTCGTTGTAAACTAAGCATAGGTGCTAGAAGCAATAAACCAACTATACATATCTACGATGCGCACGATCCTACTGGTAAGGGTCTATTGACTAACATTCGTTTCTATCTAACAGAGAAGGCATCTACTAACTATTTTGAAAAAGGTCCTCTTCTGCACGAACTTACACGTATAGAAAAGAAACCTGCTGTAGTTACAAAACAAGGTCCAGCAAAAGCATCTATGACTGCTGTGCCTGCAACACCTAAGCCACAAGCAAACAAACCGGTAGTACCCACAACACCCCAACCATCCAATGTACAAATAGATCATCCTAGTTCTCATATTGGAATGGATTCTCCAGAACAACCCGAATATACCAATTAAACTAGCATTTAATAATACGCTAGTTTAATTCTACTGCCACGAGGTTAAATAACTAACAAGAGGCCTAGTGGGAGCATAAAATGGTGAAAAAGTTAATATTCTGCTTGTTAATCTGCCCGGCAATAGCAATGGCAGCACCTCTCCAAGACTATCAATTTAAGAGCCCAAGCTTCAATGGCAGTGGATATAGCAGTCATGTGCTTACTATAGAAAATCAAGAATTTACACGTAGGGCGCAGTTACAAAAAGATATTCAAGCGGCATTAGACAAAGCAAAAGCAGATGCATCTAATACCAACATAGCCAAGTTCATGAACAACTTAGAGTCACGTATATACGCACAGATTAGCCAAAATTTAGCTACTGCTATGTTTGCTAATGGTGGCACAAATTCAGGCACACTAAATTTTGAAGGTAATACTATATTCTGGACTAAGGATAGTTCTAGCGTTACCTTACAAGTTACAGACAGTGTCGGCAATCAGACTACTGTAGTTGTCCCATTAGGACAATTCCAGTTTGGAAACTAATATGAAGAATGTATTACTACCGACATTAATTGCTTTAAGCCTTGCTGGGTGTGCGTCAATCCAGAGTACCGGATTGACTGAGACTAAACCAGAAGTAACTAAAGTTATGATGCAGAAGGAGTTTGATACTATACCTCCTCCATCCAGTAACAAGCCAGTTAGTGTAGCAGTATACAGTTTTATGGACAAGACAGGACAGCGCAGGCCGCAAGCTAATGTGGCAAGTTTAAGTACTGCGGTTACTCAAGGTGCAGAAGCATTCCTTATCAAAGCATTGCAGGATGTAGGTAAAGGTACATGGTTCGATGTTGTCGAGCGTGTTGGCATCGACAACCTAACCAAGGAGCGTACAATCATACGTCAGATGCGCGAAGCATATGAAGGTGCTAATGCAAAACCTTTGATGCCTATGCAGTTTGCTGGATTGATTATGGAAGGTGGAATAGTAGGCTACGATACTAGCACGACTAGCGGCGGCGCTGGCGCAAGAATATTTGGAATAGGATCACAGACACAATGGAGCACTGATACAGTTACGGTGAGTCTACGTGCAGTCAGTGTAAACACAGGTAAAGTCTTGGCAAGTGTTACTGTACAGAAAACTATAATGAGTACAGCAGACAGTGCCACAGCATTGAAATTCTTTGATGCTGGTACGAAGAGTTTTGAAGCAGAAGCAGGCTTAACTATCAATGAGCCAGGTACTTATGCTGTTAAATCAGCAGTAGAAATGGCAGTGGTAGAATTAATCAAAGAAGGCGCAAAGAAAGGCATATGGGATTTTAAGTACCCTATGGTTGAAGCTAAGAGATACTTGTTGGGCGGCGGAGGTTTTGAACCCGAGCCTAAGAAAGTAGAAGCTCCTGTAGAAGTTAAACAAGAGGAGAAGAAAGATGTCGTGGTTCAATCACAAACCCCCGAAACACCCGCCCCAACCCCCGCACCTGACACCGCACCACAACAGTCCAGCGACAGTGAAGATACTAAAAGAGACGAAGGAAAGGGTGAGGCCAGCAAGGCAGAAGAAAAAATAGTAAAACCAGCGGCAAAAGCAGAAGTAAAACCAATAGCACCAAGGCCGCTGTTTGGACAACGTAAATTAAAAGAAGATGCATACTTGTTTACAGAAGCTGACACGGCAAGTACTAAGAAATGGCTCTTCAAGAAAGGCACAGAAGTTAAAGTTGTACAGCCAGGGAGTGAAGGTTGGCTGAGAGTCGTAGACGGCGAAAACAAAGGCGGATGGATTCGCACAGAGGTATTAGAGCAGTTAAAATAAAGTAGTACAATAACAATTAACGGGGCCCAGCCCCAAGGAGCGTATTGCCTTAAGAAAGCAATATTGGAATCATATGGAACAGAGCATCAAAGGCGATGGTAAGTTGTCGAGAAAATTACTTACAATACTGATTTCAACTGCAATGTTGACATCGGGAGGCTTTGCTATGGCCGCGGACAATAGCATATTCATCGATCAAGCAGGTGATAATAACCAAATAGTAGTAAATCAGAAAGGTAGCGGCAACGCTATTGGCGGCACTAACGGGATACCTAGTGCTAGCAACAGAGCAGGAATTAATGGTACTAGCAACGGTGTAGTGATCGATCAAGTGGGTACAAGCAACAAGCTGGCACTCAGTTTTAATAACGATGACGGTGGCCCTAGCTCAGGAAGGACTATGACATTTCCAGCTAATCCTTATACTGGTGTTGTAGGTAGCACTTCGGCACCATTAAGTTTCTTGTATCAGATAGAAGGTTCTAACAACGCAGGCACGATTAACGTAGGAAATCCTAATTCAAAATTAACTAATACACAAGTGCAAGTTAATGGCAATGGTAGCAACAACGCTATCGGTATCAATGTACAAACTGGTAACGATAATACTGTGATTGCTACACTAGGCAGTGGGTTTGGATCTGGTACTAGTGGCGCTGTAGACAACAGTAATATCACTTCAGTAGTTAATGGTACTGGCAACACTACCGGTATCAATCTAACAGCAAATTCTAACACAGTAAGTACACAGCAAACAGGCGATTATAACAGTATTAGTATTGCCGCATCAGGAGTTAGTAATACGTTCAATGTAGCACAGGACAGCACTGCTGTAACTGGACATACATTCGCGGCTAACGTAACTGGGTCTGGCAATGATATTGGTGTTGTACAGGCAGGAATAGCAAATAGCACTATTAACGTGAATGTTGCAGGTAGCAACAACACATTAAGATTAAACAGTAATAAGCCTTAATATGTTAAAACGCATCATAGCATCACTACTATGTATTGGTGCTGTTGAAGCTTATGCGGCAGATAACAGCACCTACATAGACCAATCGGGCGATAACGCAACAGTGTTAATCGTACAGGATGGTGCCGGTAATCGAGTTCGGGGATTACCAGGCAGTGGAACTAGTGATGAAACCCCGGCTATAATGTATGGAGATAGTAACCAGATAACTATCAGCCAAGTGGGTTCAGGCAACACGATGAAATTTGGTGCTCAGACAAAATTGCCATCGGAATTAGACATTGCTGGATACAGTGGTAATATCTTTTACTACAACGTAAAAGGTAATAGTAATAATGCCGTCATAGATAGCAATGGCAATGGCAAAGATATCAGCAAAGGCAACAGCATCATACTAACACAGACCGGTAATGGCAACAACGCTGAAGTTAAGATGACGGGTACTGCTAATAATCTAACAGCTACTACCAGCGGCGGTAACTCTAACGGAGTTATTTCGTTAACCGCAGGAGATAGAAATTTACAGCAAATCACAGTATCTAGCGGTAGTAATAATACAGTTAACATATCCCAAACAGGAAACAATAACTCAGTAATAGGAACAGCAGTAGGTTCTGGAAACAATGTAAACATGTCTCAAGACGGTTTTGGACATACTGCTACATTTGATATTATAGGAAATTCTAATACAGTAAAGACTTCACAGCTAGGTATCGGAGATGTTACGCCTTTGAACATAGTTATGAAGGGCAGTAACAACGTCATAGTTGTAGCCAACGGAGGCAAATAATGAGAAGTCTAGCAGTTTGCCTTATAATACTATGCTCACCTGCCTATGCAGAAATTGGAT